ACAAATAACGAACATGGGTGTACTTAAAAAGGCGATACCCACTTTTTAGGTTACCTGTTAAAATAATATTGATACAAGGCATAAACAAATGGATGATAAATTTCTAAAAACAATAATCTTCATTATGAAGGATAAGATGACAAAGAAACCAGTTGTGATAACTCACTTTAGAGGTTTTAAAAATAAAGCTGAAGCTGATGACTTTTCAGAGTTTTTAAAGTATCAATTTATAACAGAAGATGATTTTGATAATTCAAATAAAACATTACACTAGGGGGGGTTTTGTTTGTCAGATCATAAATTAATCTTAGGCGATTGCTTAGACGAACTTCCTAAAATTTTTGATAAAAATATTTATTTAGTGCTGACAGATCCACCTTATGGAACAACAGCTTGTAAATGGGATTTTGTAATACCTTTTGAACCAATGTGGAATCAACTAAAAAGAGTAATTAAAGATAATGGCTGTATTGCCTTATTTGGTAGTGAGCCTTTTAGTAGTAATCTTAGAATGAGCAATATTAAACAATTTAAATATGATTGGGTTTGGCAAAAAGAACAAGGTACTGGATTTGGTAATGCTAAAAAACAACCTTTAAGAAATTTAGAAATAATAAGTATTTTTTATAAAAACCAATGTTTATATAATCCTCAAAAATCTAAAGGAAAACCATATAAAACAAAATCAAAATCAGGTAATCATAAAGGTTCAGTTTATGAAGATGGTGGTTTAAATTCTATTATTACTGTTAATGAAGGTAATAGGTTTCCTTTACAATTATTAAAATTTAATAGAGATAAGAATAAAATACACCCAACCCAAAAACCTGTTGCTTTACTTGAATATCTAATAAAAACCTATACTAATGAAAATGATACTGTATTAGATTTTACAATGGGTTCAGGCTCAACAGGGGTTGCTTGTAAAAACCTTAATAGAAACTTTATAGGTATTGAAAAAGATGAGAAATATTTTGATATTGCTAAACAAAGAATTGAGGGGGTTTTGATATAATATGAAACAAATTGTTATTCCTTATTCGCCAAGACAAATCCAAAATTTTTTGCATGAAAAATGCGATAAGAACCGCTTCAATGTAGTAATAGTTCACAGGAGAGGGGGTAAGACAGTCTTTGCTATCAACCACCTCATTAGAGCAGCTCTGACAAGCAATAAACCCTATCCTAGATATGCTTTCATCTCTCCTTACAGATTACAGGGAAAGAGTACAGCATGGGATTATATGAAACAATTTTCCGCCACAATTCCTGGTGTCAAGTTTAATGAGTCTGAATTAAGGGTGGACTTTGGAATAAACAATTCAAGAATACAAATCTTAGGAGGTGAGAATAGTGCAGCTATTAGAGGTCAATACTTTGATGGTATAGTTTGTGATGAAACCCAAAACCTTTCGCCAGACCTTTTTGATACTATTTTAAGACCATGCCTATCGGACAGAAAAGGGTTCGCCATATTTATCGGCACACCAATGGGTAGAAATTGGTTCTACGAACTCCATGAGAAAGCCAAGAAAAATAAAGATTGGTTTACTAAAGTATTTAAAGCTAGTGAAACAAAGATCATAGCTCAGGAAGAATTAGATGCAGCTAAACAAACCATGTCAAATGAAAGTTACGACCAAGAATTTGAATGCTCATTTCAAGCTGGAATAAGTGGTTCTTATTTTGGAAGTATAATTGAGGAGTTAGAGGAGTCTGGCAATGTTAAGAACTTTGATATAGATGAAAGTTTAGATGTGGAAACCTGGTGGGATTTAGGAATGAATGACAGTACAGTAATTACCTTTGCTCAACGAAGATCTAATGGCGAAATTAGAATTATTGATTGCTACGAAAACTCAGGTGAGGGATTAGAGCATTACATAAATGTCATAGATAGCAAACCTTACAACTATTCAAAGCACATAGCTCCCCATGATATTAGAGTTAGAGAGATTGGCACAAATAAATCCAGATGGGAAACCGCTAAAGAACTAGGGTTAGAATTTGACATAGCACCCAAACTTAGTGTAGAAGATGGTATTGAGCAAGTAAGACGAATGTTACCAAAGTGTTTTTTTCATAAAAACAATTGCAATAAGCTAGTAGAAGCATTAAAATCATATTGTAAGCGGTGGGATGAAAAAAATAATTGTTTTAGGAATAAACCCCTACACAATTGGGCATCACACTTTTGCGATTCGGTCAGATATGGAGCTGTTACAGAACCCATAGAAAGATCAGATTGGAATAAGCCAATAAGAGTTGATACAAATTATATAGTTTAATATGGCAAAAAAAAATAAAGAATTATCAAATATAGAATTACAAAGTTTATTATCAAATCAAATTCAAAATGCTTTAGGTTATCTGGGTGGAGAGTTATCAGATTCCAGAACTAAATCTTTAGAATATTATTTAGGTGATAGATTAGGCACAGAAATAGATGGTCGTAGTCAGGTAGTATCAACAGATGTTGCCGATACGATTGAAAGTTTATTACCAAATTTATTAAGAGTATTTACAGCATCAGATAAAGTTGTAAGCTGCGAACCTATGACAGCCGAAGATATTCCTATGGCTGACCAAGCGACAGCTTATTTAAATCATGTTTTTTATAAAGAGAATGATGGCTTCCAATTATTATATAATTTTTTCAAAGATGCTTTAATTGAAAAGAATGGTTTCTTAAAAATTTATTGGGATGACTCTGAAAAAGTAGATTACGAAACTTACGAAAATTTATCCATAGTTGAGAAAGAAGCTTTGCAAGATACTAAGGATGAAATAGAAACTGTTGAAGAAGAAGTATTTGAAGATGAGTCTGCCAAAGAAGAATTTGAAAAAGTTTTAGAACAATACAAATTACAAGGAATAGATGTATCTCAAGTTCAAGTTCCTAATTTTAATTTATATAATTGCAAAATAAAAAGAATTACTAAAACAGGTAGAGTAAAAGTTGAGAGCATTCCACCTGAAGAATTTTTAATTGACAGAGGTGCAAAAACAATTGAAGATGCCGATTTTATTTCTCACAAAGTTTTAATGACAAGATCAGACCTTGTTGCTATGGGATATTCTCAAGATGAAGTTGATGAATTACCAAAATCAGATTTAGATATTTACAACAACGAAGAAACAGTAAGATTAACAGATGTTGATAATTATAAAATTAGTAGTGCAACTGATACCTCAACAGAAAAAGTTTTAGTTTATGAGTCTTATGTAAAATATGATTATGACCAAGATGGTATAGCAGAGCTTAGAAAAATTGTATCGGCTGGATCAGATGGTGCTAACATATTATCTAATATGCCTTGCGATAGTGTTCCTTTCGTAACTATCACTCCTATTCCAATGCCACATAGATTTTATGGAAGATCAATTTCAGAATTAGTAGAAGATGTTCAGTTAATGAAATCAACTGTTATGCGTCAGTTGTTAGACAATATGTATTTAACAAATAACAACAGAGTAGCTGTTATGGATGGTATGGTTAATATGGATGATCTATTAACGACTAGACCTGGTGGAATTGTTAGAACTAAACAACCACCGAACCAAGTTATGCAACCTTTACAAGCACAACCAATTTCACAACAAGCATTTCCATTATTAAATTATTTAGATTCAGTTAGAGAAGCTAGAACTGGTGTTTCAAAAGAAGCTCAAGGTTTAAGTCCAGATACATTAAATGCTAAAACTGCAACTGGTGTAAATGCACTAATGCAACAAACTCAAATGAGATCAGAATTGATTGCTAGAGTCTTTGCAGAAACAGGTGTTAAAACTTTATTTAAAAAAATATTTGAGCTAATGGTTAAGTATCAAGACAAAGAAAAAATTATAATGATGAGTAATCAATATATTCCAGTTAGACCTACTGAATGGAAAGATAGATTTAATATTAGTATTGTTGTTGGACTAGGAACTGGTTCTAAAGAACAACAAACAATTATGCTAAATAGTATTTTAGAAAGACAACTACAAGCATTCCAATTACAAGGTGGAAAAGAGATGCCTATGGTTAATCTTAAAAATATGTATAACACTTTGACTAAGATGGTAGAGAATGCTGGTCTTAAAAATGTAGAAACTTACTTTGTAGATCCTGAAGTGGGTAAACAAATGATGCCACTACCTGCTCCACCACCACTAACTCCTATTGAGAAAATAGAATTTACTAGAATTGATGCTGAGAATAAGAGAAAAATTGCTGACTTACAGTTACAATCTCAAGAACTACAACAAAAAACTCAAGAAATGCAATTAGACTTTGAAGCTAAGATAAAAGAAATGGCTTTAAAATATAATACTCAATTAGATACTGCGAAAATTAAAGCTG